CAGGTAATTCTTTCTCTCGTGACAAAAACGAAATTGCAATGGAAAAAGTTTTCTTGCGTGAGTATTTGAATTCACGAATGAATAATTCTGAATTCCAACGCTGTATGAAAAACTTGGCTTTGTTGGCGAATGCTTATGCACCTCGTTCACAACGCAAAGTTCATGTACCAACCAGCGAAGGTTTGTCAAACACACCGATGATTGAAGCAATGGTAGCGATGCAACCTTTGACTATTGAATTCCGTGAGCAAAACAAACTGGATATCGTTAACATGGTTCTGTTGCATGATGGTGATGCCGATAATCTGAACTATGCTTGTAACGGTACAACTGGAACATATTTTGATGTTCAACGCCACAATGTTATCATTCAAGATAAGAAAAATAAGTTCCAAAAACATGCGGAACATATTGAGTATGATAACGGTTTGCGTAAAGCCGTGTTTGACTGGTACACTCACACCACTGGTGCTAAGGTAGTTGGCTTCTTTATTACTGCTTGTGGTTCAACTGGTCATCATATGCGTGGCACAATTGAGCGCCGCTATGTTACCGAGAAAGGTGAATCGCTTTGGGCAAAACGATATAATAACAACAATAATTTATCATATGAAGCCCGTGCGATATCGGAGGAATTGTTTAAGCAAATGCGAGACAGCCGTTTTGTGGAATCACACAATCCTGGTTATGGTAAGTTCTTTATCATTCCTGGTGGTGATGAACTGGCAGTTGAAAACGAAAGTTTACAAATTGAAGGCACCTTCAGTGCGGCTAAATTGCGTAATGCATTTATCAAAATGAACAAAAAGAAGCAGGTCAGCCGTGTGCTGGTGAACCGTTTCATTGGGTTAATTGCCCTGTGACATTTTTACAACACCACTTGACAAAGTGGTGTTTTTTTGCTAAAATACTTGTATTGAATGATTAATTGGAGTTGTAATGAGTAAACGTGATTTGTTTTTGTCTCTCGCCGCCGCCACTGGTAAGTCTGTTATGTCACGCCAGGAGATTGAAGACTTGTGTGCCGAGAAAGGCATTAACTTCCCACAATGGTTCGCAAAAGATCCATCCAATCGTGCTAGTCGTGGTCTATATAATATTCCTAATACTAATTCTGTAGCCATGGTTGCTACAGTTACACCTATGAAAAAAGTTGATACACCTCAAACTGGTAATCGTATTGCTAGTGTTACTACCGAACTTGAAACTGAGAATCTGGTTCCTTCAGTTTATAAGAACTATGTGCCATTCGGCAACTATCAAGACTTGCTGGCAATTGTGCAAAGCAACCAGTTCTTTCCAATCTTCATTACTGGTCAATCTGGTAACGGCAAAACAATGTCCGTTGAACAAGCCTGTGCAAAAGCAAAACGCAAATTCGTTTGTATCTCTATGACACCTGATACCGATGAATCTGATTTGCTTGGTAACTATGTTTTGATTAATGGTCAGATGGAATGGCGTGACGGTCCTGTTACAATCGCCGCCCGTCAAGGTGCCGTTTTGTGTATTGACGAAATTGACTACGGTGCCCAAAACTTGTCCTGCTTGCAACGGGTTCTTGAAGGTAAGCCTTTTATGTTGAAGAAAAAAGGTGAGACTGTTACACCAGCACCTGGCTTTACGATTGTTGCTACCGCTAACACAAAGGGTAAGGGTTCTGATGATGGTCGTTATATGTTTACCAATGTATTGAACGAAGCCTTCCTTGAACGATTCTTGAATACTTACGAACAAGAATATCCACCAACATCCGTTGAGAAGAAAATTATCAAGAAAGAATTGGTGGCTGTTGGTAAGGAAGATGATACCTTTGCCGATATGTTGGTAACTTGGGCTGATACAATTCGTAAAACATTCGCCGAGGGTGGTGTTGATGAGATTATCTCTACACGCCGCTTGGTACACATTGTTAAAACATATGGTGTGCATGGTGACCGTATGAAGGCTGTTAGTCTTTGTTTGAATCGTTTTGATGATGATACTAAAATGTCATTCTTGGATTTGTATACCAAACTTGATGCAGAGGCTAATAAACCTGCACAGCCAGTGGAAGAAATTCCTGCACCAATCCAACCTGATGTTGAAATTCCTTTCTAAGTAATTTCACATTTACCGCACAGAGTATTGACTTACTCTGTGCTTTTTGCTATTATAATGAATATTGAGACTTTAATCACCTCTCAATTTATTTTTTCAAGTGTGATTATATTATGGAGTTAAATATGAAATTATCCGCTAAACAAAAAATGTTGAATGCTTTGTCTAAGAAAGATGGCTACAACACCTTCACAGTAGCACAAGCCCGTCATCGCTTTGGTATTACCAATGTTGCGGCTCGTATCGCTGAGTTGCGTGAAGATGGTCATGCAATTTACACAAACACCCGTAAATTGGAAGACGGTCGTAAAATTTCTTTCTATCGCCTTGGTACACCAACCAAGCGTATGCTTAAAGCAAAACGCACATTTGCCTAATTTTAGGTAGATTTTTTGAGGGATTGAGATATATAATTATATCTCTCCCTCTTTTTTATGGATAAATTATGGAAATAAAAGTTAAAATTGAAGACTTGAAACAACATAAACTGTTTGTTGCTACACCAATGTATGGTGGTCAAGCGCACGGTATGTATGTCAAGGCTTGTCTTGATTTGCAAGGACTATTGAATAAGTATGGTGTTGAAGTTAGATTCTCATTCTTGTTTAATGAATCTCTTATCACAAGAGCACGAAACTATTTGGTAGATGAATTCTTGCGTTCGGACTGTACGCACATGCTATTCATTGATTCGGATGTTCACTACAATCCACAAGATGTTATTGCATTGTTGGCACTTGATAAAGATGTTATCGGTGGACCATATCCTAAGAAAGCAATCAACTGGAATAATGTGGCACACGCCGCACGAACACATCCAGATATGAATCCACATGAATTAGAAAATGTAGTCGGTGATTATGTTTTCAATGTGGTTAAAGGTACACAACAATTCTCAGTTAACGAACCGCTTGAAGTTTTGGAAATCGGTACTGGTTACATGATGATTAAGCGTGAAGTGTTCAAACGAATGGAAGAAGCCTATCCACAACTGCGCTATCGTCCTGACCATGTTGGGCAAGCAAACTTTGATGGCTCACGCTACATTCATGCATACTTTGATACAATCATTGATACAAAAGATAGTGCAACGGGTGGTGGTTCTGACCGTTACTTGTCTGAGGACTATATGTTCTGCCAACTCTGGCGTAAAATTGGTGGTACAATCTTCTTGTGCCCATGGATGAGAACACAACACATCGGTACATATCCTTTCACTGGCAACATGCCAAAGATTGCTGAACTTACAGGGAAACTATAATGGGTGAAATTGAAAATCTACATGTACCAGAACGACTTTCTGGTGAAACTTTCGAAGCATATCAGGAACGCCGATTCATGTCTCGTGTCCGTAACAAAATGAATGCTAAGGGCTATATGCTTTGGAATTCAAAGGAACAAGGACAGTATGTTGCAAGTGAACATTTGTCTGATGTTATGAAGACACTCATCGAAAAAGATTTTGAGGAATCTGTAGCATGACTGAGGGACGCAAGTATGACGGTGGCAAACTAGAATATGGTTTGTTGCCTCCTCTTGCACTTGAGGAGACAGTTAGAGTACTGACATTCGGTGCTCAAAAATATGAAAGAGACAACTGGCAAAAAGTACCAGATTCTAAGCGTAGATATTTTGATGCGATGCAAAGACATGTTTGGGCTTGGAAACAAGGAGAACAACTTGATCCAGAATCTGGTATTCATCACTTAGCACATGCTATGTGTTGCTTGATGTTTTTGTATGAGCATGATATAATATACTCTCGTGAACAAATTTATAATGGAGAAACTAAATGAAACTATCTAAAGAAACACAAGAACTTTTGAAAAACTTTGCAAGCATTAATGACGGTATCGTATTTCGTTCCGGTAATGTCTTGCGTACATGTGATGCATCTAAGCAAGTATTGGCTGAGACTACAATCAATGAGACAATCACTTCCGACTTTGGCATCTTTGACTTGAATCGTTTCTTGTCTGCTATGAGTTTACATGAAGGCGATTCTGAGTTGGAGTTTGATGACAAAGCCGTTACAATGACTGACACATCTGGTCGTATGAAAAACTTCTATCGCACATGTGAAGTTTCAATGGTGAAGAATGCACCGGAGAAGTCTATTGTTATGCCAACAAGTGATGTTACTTTCACACTTGACCAGAAAGATTTTGCATCAATTCAAAGAGCCGCATCCGTCTTGAGTACGCCACACATTGCTATCAAATCTGATGGTAACAAAATATTCTTAGCCGCTATTGATAACAAAAACACATCGACACACACAAGTCAAATTGAAATCGGCACAAGCGATTCTGGTAAAAAGTATACCATGTTGTTTAAAACTGAGAACATGAAGATGATTCCTGGTTCATATGAAATCACCATCTCGTTCAAAGGTCTTGCACGATTCAAAAATACTGCGAAGCCATTGCAATATTGGGTTGCTACTGAAGTTGGTTCTTCTGGAGAAGCATAATGTTTCAATACGTTACTGATACCAATAGACACACTTGGAGCATTAACGTTAGCAAAATAACCAAGGTAACAGAAAGTGATAATGTTACCTTGATTTATTTTGATAATGGTGATATAATCAAGACCAGCACATCAATGCTTGATTTGGTGTCACTCTTGAACAGTCGTTATTGATTTGAATTTTATATTATGGAGTTGTTATGGAACATTTATTGTGGGTTGAGAAACATCGACCACAAACTATTGACGAATGCATTTTGCCTGACCGCCTTAAAAAGCCATTTCAGGAATATGTAAAGTCAAATCACATCCCTCATCTGTTGCTATCTGGTAGCGCAGGTGTTGGTAAAACTACCGTTGCGAAAGCATTGTGTAATCAGATTGGTGCAGACTATCTGATTGTCAACGGTTCGGATGAAGGTCGTTTGATTGATACTTTTCGTACCAAGATTAAAGACTTCGCATCGTCAACCTCATTCACTGGTGGTAAGAAAGTTATCATCATTGATGAGGCTGATTATATGAATGCCGAATCTGTTCAGCCTGCGTTGCGTAACTTCATGGAAGAGTTTGCCGCTAACTGTTCGTTCATTTTCACATGTAACTTTAAAAGTAAAATTATTGACCCATTGCACTCTCGCTGTGCGGTAATTGACTTCACTTTGAAGAATGATGAGAAAACTCCTATGGCTGGTTTGTTCTTCAAACGCATCCAGGGTATTCTTGATACTGAAAAAGTTGAGTATGAACCTAAAGTTATCGCTGAGTTGGTGAAGAAACACTTCCCTGACTTTCGCCGTATCTTGAATGAGTTGCAACGATATGCACAGTTCGGTAAAATCGACACTGGTATCTTAGCCCAACTTGCTGATGTATCTATCGGTGAGATTGTTAAACATCTAAAGAACAAAGACTTCGGTGCGATTCGCAAATGGGTTGCTGTTGCTGATGTTGATCCTACTTCATTGTATCGTAAACTCTATGATAACTTGTATGAAGTTTTGCAACCACAAAGCATTCCACAAGCAGTTATCATTCTGGCTGACTATCAATACAAACAAGCCTTCGTTGCTGACCATGAAATCAACACCGTTGCATGTTTGACTGAATTGATGGTTAGTGTGGAATTCAAATGATAGATATTTTTCGACCAACTATAGAGTGGATTAAAAGTGATTACAAAACGAACCGAATCAGATTCTTCGTTGAACTACTCGCATGGGCAGCCTCGCTCTTTTGTAGCATCGCTATGGCAGTTACTGTGCCTAATCCTCCTCTTATGTACCTTTACCCTGCTTGGGTTAGTGGCTGTGCCATGTATGCTTGGGCTGCTTGGAGCAGAAAAAGTTTTGGAATGTTGGCGAACTACCTTTTGCTGACAACTATTGATTCAATTGCACTTGTAAGGATGTGGCTATGATTAACTCTGTGATGATGGGTAAATCATTAGGATGGTTTAATAAAAATCAAATCTATGAAATGAAAAATCAAATAGGTGCTGTGGTTTATTCCATTGCATTTCTTGAAGAAAAACCTGACGCTGATGTTTATCCATTCGATGTTGAAGATACGATTTATTTTGGAATGTCTGGTGGAATGAAAAATGATTATTCATTTGACCGCAAAAATAAACTTACTGGTAGAGGTAAGATGTATTCTAAATTTGCAGGAAGAATAAAAAAACATTTCATGTATTTGGAAAAAAGTAAGGATTGTCCTGAAAGAAGATATGAATTGTTTCACGAAACATATTTGCCACGATTGAACAGTGGTAGACAACTTTATGTGAATCTTTTTGTTCCTGACGAAAGCAAAGTAGAAGATTTTTTGTGTAGGTCATATATCAGTGCGATTGAATCCGAATTTATTTTGCAGTATGGATATAATTTCGGAAAACTTCCGCTGATGAATATTGATGAAAATTATGAAAAAAATAAAGTTTGTATTCATTCTGTTTCTGGAAAAATACGACATTTCGCAAACAATAACAATTTAAGTGAGTTTTTATAATGTATGATGTA